CCGCATGTGAAAAACATGCATAACCAGAGGAGTTCGATTGGCCAGCGCTATTGGATACACTACTCGGAGACGTAAGTACAAGCCTCGGAGTATCCGAGGTACGTACTATCGACTTCGTGACTCAGACAAGAAGAAAGTTAATTCTTCTTTGTTTGACGAAGGTACCCAATACACTGGGACACAGACTACTGTGTCACGGGGCAACCCATGGCCTCCACCTAAAGGTAGAGCCCATGGTGATGTGGGCGGTGACTTTACAACCACCGCGTCGTACATTGAGGGAAAGTCCCCCAAACTACGGCTGATGGGCAAACATAATGACGCCAATTTGTATACACCTGTATACGAAGGCGTTGTTTGCACATCGCCACTTGGAGGGGGTGCGATCAGTTGGCCCTCGGATATTAGTTCATCAGACGATGAACTTAATACCCTTGGAGCAACTGCCGTAGCCCGCTGCAAGCCCACTAACTCAATCGCTAACGTCACCGTGTTCCTAGGAGAGCTAATGCATGAGGGTTTACCTCGTGTATCAGCGTCTAGGGACTGGCTGAGAGCAACAACTGCGGCACGTGCTGCAGGAGATGATTATCTCAATGCTGCTTTCGGTTGGAAGCCTATCCAGAACGATATTCAAAACATCGTTCAGGCCATTGGCGCTACTGATGCTGCTATATCGCAGTTTCAGCGCGACAGTGGAAGGCTTGTCCGGCGACGTTACGATTTCCCAATCGAATCGTCTACAAGCGAAACGACACTTTCGTTCGACTCCGGGTATGTACCCGGATTCGGACCTGTGTCGGATTTCTTGGAGACATCTGGAACTAGAATACGCACGGTGGAGACCGAGCGTCGTAAGTGGTTCTCAGGCGCGTTTACTTATTTTATGCCCGATGACCTGAAAGGTTCATCGTTCATAACTAAGTTACGTGCTGAGGCCGAATTGTCATTCGGCATAGCCCTTACGCCAGAGAACGTCTGGAATCTAGCTCCTTGGAGCTGGGCCGTTGATTGGTTTACGAATACTGGAGATGTACTTTCCAATATTTCGGACGCCAATCGTTATGGTCTGATTATGCCAT